CGACTTAGTGACTCGGACTGTTCGTCCTCTTCGCCATCCTTGTCTTCTGATGAGGTTTCCATTTTTTCCATCTCATCATATGTAGCTTGTAGGTCTTTTGCTGACATTGTCTTCATTTTCTCTACAGCTGCTTTAAGCATATCAGATTTAGACATTGTCTCACTTCTAGGTTTTTGTAATTCTGAAATAGTATCTTCATCAGATTCTACTTCTTCTTGGTTGACTGCCTTACCTTTTTCTACTTTTGTTTTTCCGTCTGAAGCTACTTCCATAGAGTCACCAGACTTACTTCCGCCAGGAGCTTTAGCAGGTTTAACTGCGTCTCCAGCTTTTGAAGCTGCGTCTGATGCTTTCTTTTCAGCATCTTTATCAGGGGTTACAGTAGCACCACTCTTAGGAAGTTTTGTTGCATCCTCGGTGATTACATCTGTAATTGTGTTTTCTAAACTTGACATTAGAATACTCCGTTTTAATAAATATTAATTGTTGTTAACTAGTATTTATATGTTATAAATTCTTCAGAAAGTCTGAAAATACATTCAGTTTAACTTCTTGAAGTTTATGTGTTCTAGCTCTCGCTATTGTGTGTTTATATTCCTCAATTTTTTGAGATTTAAACATACCATTATCCCAAATCCACTCAACTCCTTCCATGACACCATCTACGAAAGCGTCTGGAGCTGAAGGATCAGCCACGATATCAGCAGCTGTTGCTAACTGAAAATCGGATTGAACCATTTGTACTCCACCATTACTGTTGGAGGATTTAAGTGAACCCATACCTCTACTAGAGACTCCTAGTTTAGCACCATCTTGTAGAAGGTTCTTAACTATCTCTCCCATAGGGGTGGATAAAATCTTTGCTTTTCCGATGAAATTGTTTCCATCTTCTTTTAAACTTGTTATTAGATGAGATGTTCTCTCTAAATTAATTGTTGGCCCTTCAGGATGTCCCAATTCACCATAAGCTCTGTTGTTATCAACATATTCTTTCGTATAACGAGCTACTTCTTTTTTCATGATCTCTTTTGGATATATACGACCATTCTTGTTCTTTACTTCTGTCTGAAGCATAATCCCTTCGATAAACATATTCTTTTTACCTGTCTTCGGGTCTTCCTCAACAAGATAGTTTATTTCATCTGCCCAATTTTCTGATATTAATTTCATATTTACCTCTTATCTCTCGTCAAAATGTTTTACTGCTAATGATGGGTCACCGTATGAGGATTTACCTCTAGCAACTGCATCAAAATCTCTTAGTTGTTTTTTATTACCTGTCATTACTATTAATGAATCATCTTTACCATGATTGAATGTGACTTTCAATTTCATCATTCTACCACCCTGTTTGAATCTATCAATTTCAGGTTTCTGCATTTTCTTAACTCTGTAAGTAAGCATAGCTTCCTGAAGTGAATCATCTTCTTTGATAATCGATTCTTCAGCTTTAACTCTAAACTCTTTCCAAAGACTGACACCTTCGTCAATGTCTTCACCCATAAGTTTAACAAACTGTTCAGCAGACTTCTTAGCTGTCGCCATATCTTTAAATACACCCAACTCTTCGGTCTCTTTAGCTGTTTTAGGTTTAACAAATACACGAACCTTTTTAGACCCAGGCTTCTCTGAGTGATACATTACATCGGTATTCTTAATTTTAGTAGATGAAAGATGGTTTTTCTTATGATCAGCTTTAAAATTAACTTCGTCTAACTGTTCTCTTAACTGTGCAAATGTTTTCATTTTTGATAATTCATCAAATTCACCCCTTTGACTTTTAATAATTTTTCTAAATCTTTAGTAAACCCACTGTTCATAGGTTTAGGTGAAGAAATTGTTGTAACATCTTTAGTTTTATTACTAATATAAGCGTCATGTTTTTTCATCAGTTTTTCAATATCTTTCATTATAGGTTTAATAGCCTTTGTAGGTATTCCCATTTTTTCTTCTGATATTGATGTTTCTTTAAAAAATCCATCGCCAGGTGTTGTCCAACTCATGTTACTATCCTTCGGTTTCTTCGTTATTATTCATCCAATCGAGTTGCATCTCAACTCTTTTAAGATCAATAGCGTCTAGTTGTTTATTCTGCATAAGACCTTTGAAAGTCTCACCCGCTTCAACATTATTTCCATCAACAATTTGATCTACGAAATTTTTTGTACTACTTGTCATAATTTACTCCTTAAAATTCTTCTTCATCATCACCACCAGCGGCTTTGTCTGCTTCTATCTCTTTATTTATATCAGCTATCTCAGCCTCGGATTGTCTAAGAACATTCTTTCTAATCCATGATTGTGAATAGTATTTACCAACGAATTGGTCTAACTGTTCCAGAGTATTAACTCTTTCTCTCAATATCTCAGCGTCTTTGAGTTCTACGAAATGACCATCTTTCTGAAAGTCATAACTTATATACTCTTTTGATTTCTTCCAATCCTCTTCTGATACTATATTTTTAAGTAACAGTTGAGTTTTTAAGACATCATCAAATAACCTAGAGAATTTAACTCTAAGTCTATCAACGAATCGTGAAAACTTCACTTCATCCCTTGATATCTCTGTCGCTCTACCGATAGCGAAAGATGTTTCTGTATCCAATCTTGAAGAGGGAACATTGAGAGACTTGTATAATTTCTTTTGGAAATATAAAATATCATCAATCTCACCTAGATTCTGACCACCCGGCAGTGTCGAAATCTCGGTACCTCTTCCACCTTCTCTTCTAGGTAACCAAAAATCTTCCAACATATTCATATGCTTTCTATCATCTTTGATCTCACCCGTGTCGGCGTTGTATACCAACTTGTTACGATAACTTGTCTGTACTTCTTTTAAGTACTGTTCAGCTCTGGCCTTAGGTAAGTTACCCACATCAATGTAGAAGATTCTTCTTTCTGGTGCTCTGGATATCCTGTAAATAACAAGAGCGTCTTCTAACATTCTTAGTTGGTTTACAGACTTCATAGCCTTATGTAAATATCCAACCACAACTTTCTGATTGTAATCAAGTAACCCTGAAGTTACATGAGTTACAGCATCAGCTGAAATTCTAACTGTCTGACCTGTATTGTTACCAGTTTTGTCGAAACCTTCATCATTGAAGAGAAAATATTCAACAGATTTACCGATAATTTCTACACCAGTCTTCTCGTCTTTTATCTTTTCGACCTCTCTAATCTTTCTGATTTTTTGAGGATCGATAGGTCGTAGTCCTTGAATTCCTTTCTTCTCATTCTTAGAATCTACCATCTTATGAAAGTAAAGTCTACCGTCAACATACCATTTTCTGAATATGTCATGAGACAGTTCACGGAATCCTAAAAGTTCTAAAACCTCATCAAATTCGTCACGAATCTTTTCCTTGATACCGTCCGAGAAGTGATTGACTCTATCCAAGTTAATCGCCACAGGGGCATCCAAATCATTTGAAGATATTGATTCGTTAATTATATCTTCGATTGCACTATCACATTCAGGAACGAGAGACATTGTTCTGTATTGTTTAACAAGGTCGGCTTCGGTTTTTACACCACCTTCCATGTCAATAAACTGACCAATGACTCCACCTGAGGCGGCAAAACCGCCCATTCCAACATCTTTGCCGACTTCAATAATCGACCCATCATTTTGAGGTGGAACGAAGCTCTGTAATTTCTGAGCCTCGTCGCCCTTCTTCCTCTTTATCTCTAATCCAAAAAGTTCCATACTTATATTTATATCACTTGAAAAAGGTTGTTTTAAACAACTCTTTCAAAATGAGAATACTTAAATGTTATTTCTGTTGTTGTGATATCTTCACCACCAGCTGCGTCCATCTCAATAGCTCCGATAGAAGTAGGCCACATATTGAAAAATTCATATGTCGCTATTACTGAATCGTCTCTACCTAGTTGTGATATAGTAGCTTTATCTACCATATAATCATAACCAGTAGACTGAACTGTTGAATTATCCATAGGTACAATTTCTTGCATCCATAGTTCACAAGCTGATCTAGCTGAAAAATCAGTATCATTGTAGATACCGACTGTCCAGTCTTCAAAAGTTCTGTTACCCGCTATCGCGAATGTCAAACCTTTGTGTACTATATCGATTGGGTCTATTGTCTGACCAGGCAAAGCTGCAGTCTTACATAAAAACTGAATTTTGTTACCTGTTCTTGGAATAAACACTTCAAACCTGTTAGCCCTAAGACCAGCACCGATAAGATTTGCTTTAAATTGGTTTATAGTTGCCATTTTTTAGTCCTCCTATTGTACTTGTTCTTGAGCTGATCCAGACTGACCATAGACTTCTTCGAAATCTACACCACTCCTTGATGCTACAAAGGTTAAAGTAATGAAATTGATCGCTCTTGCTGGCTTGACAAATATCGAAGCTACAAATTGTGAGGAATCAATAACACCCGATGTGTTATTAGTTTCGTCGCAGATGACTTGGTAATCATAGATTCCTCGTCTTCCTTGAACTTGTCTTAAGAAAGGTTCAATAGCCGCTCTGAAATTAGCTCTTGTAAATGAATCGTTAAATTCAAATAGTTGGAACTTAGCTGCTGTTGAAATAGCTTTCTCTAACACTATGAACAATCTACGAACATTAATTCTTGAGAAAGCACTCGCGTCATTAGCGACTAGAGTTTTGTCTCCGAATAATATTGTTCCTTGTCCTGAAAATGTAACAACTGGATTAACTCTAGCTTTATAGAGAGTATCTCTTTGAGCTTTTGTAGGGTTAAACGCTAGTTTAGTTACACCGAATATTTGACCACGACTATAACCAGCTGGTGAATACCAAGCATCGTTAGTGAAATCAGTTCTAGCACATAGTCCAGCTACTGATCCGTTGTCTGGTATATAAACATATCTGTCATTATACCTATCGTATTGATACAACCAGTTACAACTCATAGTCGCATAACTAGAACCGTTTAATGTATCGGCTGTTGCCTTAACATTAGTCGCTCCAGAAACACCAGAATCAACACAATCAGACTTGGTTGGAGAGAAGAAGACTACACAGTCTTTTCTGTCTTCAGCAATGTTCATTAGTTGATTATAGTAACTTGTTGCTTCCGCACGAGTCGTTACAGCTGTACCACTTCCGTTATCGGCTTGGTTAGTACCAGAAATCAATAAAGAAATATCTTCATTGTCTGCACTACCAAAGTGTGTGTCCCATGCTGTTATTTTTTGAGCTGTTGTTGGTTGATTACCGTCAGCACCATTCGTAAATGAAAGTGAATCTGGTAAAGTACCTGTT